CCGGGCTCGCCGCCTGCGGAGCGGCTACCGGCGGAGCGGTTGGCGCCGTCGGTGCGCTTGCCGGCGGACGGGCTTGTCCGCCCGGCTGGCCGTTCGGCTGGGCGCCGTTTGTCGGCGTCGCCGGCGCCGCGGAGGACGACGGAGCGACCGGCGCCTGCGCGGGCGGGGACGTCGCGCCGGTCTGCGGAGCCGCGGGGGCGGCTTGTCCGGCCGGTCTCTGCTCCAGCGTGGATACTTTGGTGTCGACCGGGATTTCTTCCGGTCGCATGCCGGTGATCGTCTCGGCGAGGTCCTGCACGAGCTGACGGACTTCGTCAACGTTCGCGCCTTCGATGGTGATCGTGATGGGCATGGATCAGTCCTCCTTTGATATAGCGTTGCATCAACACAGCCCCGGCCGCCTCATGATGGCGCCGCCGAGCCTCGTACACCTTTGCGGCGATCAGCCGGTTCATGCGCGCCCGCGTCTCGTCCCGACAGCGGTGCGCTTGCTCAAGCAGCGCGCTGCCGATGATGGCGGCCTCCTGACCGTCGAGCTCGAGGGTGATTTTGGGCTTGAGCTCCATGTCTTCCCCTCCCTGCCCCACCTGTGGTATGATGGGGCTGATAAGCGATTTACTTGTCCACCGTTGCCGCGGTGGATTTTTCTTTTTCTCGGTCTCTCGCTTGTTCCTCCAGCGCCATGTCACGCCGGATTTTCCAGGCGTCGAGCACGTCGACATCGTCAATGCGGTCGGGCATCAGTTTGCTGGTCATTGGCCTGCGCCACCTCCTTTCACAGTCTGATGAACTTCCCCCAGTGCCGTACTCGCGCCAAGGCCTTTATGTTTTCGGCCCCGTATGCGATCAGGACCGATGGGGCACCCGAGTTTGCTTTCGCCCTGGTGCCGTCGACATGGTAGAAATGCAGCCGGCCTTTGAGAAACAGCAGTGCATCAGCCTTTGACCAGACGTGGTCGAAGAACATTTGCGTCTCGGTCCGGGCGAAGATCAGAGCTATCCCATTTCCATGCTGCCAGAGCTTTGCGAGCCATTTGCCGCTTTCGCGGCCGTATGGTGGGTTGAGCCATACGCGCCCTTTCCACTCCTGATCCAACCCATCATCAAGCCGCGTGAAATGCTTCCGAGCTGTATCCCACGGTCGATTGATCGGGGCGCAAGGATCGAGATCAAACGGCCCGAGCGCGCGGATGATCTCCGGAGGCGTCAGCCATTCGTCTTTCGCCATCCGAGTGGATTGATGACTACCCATTCCGCCCACGGTCGCGCCCCTCCACCTTCTGCCGGTACGCCCGCTCGCAGTCCTCGACGGTCATGTACTCCCGCGCAGCGTTCGGCCAGCGGTCGCCGTCGCAGACGATTTCGACCATGCGGTGCGTGTCGCTCACGATGCGGATTCACCTCCTTTCAACCGCCTCAGAGTCCGCTCCAGTTGCTGTTTGTACACCCGCCGGGCTGCCGGCGACTGCGCGCAGCACATCAGCTGCATCAGGTTGCCGCAGACGCGGACCCTTTGCTTGCGTGACATGGTCAGCTCACCTCCCTTCACGCCACGCATTCGGCCCAAAGCCCCGACTCGACCATCTCGAGCCAGCGTTCGAACGTGATGCCGTGTCGCTTGTAGATGTCCAGCACCACAAACAGCCTACCGAGCCTGTCCACCCGGTCCTCTGGGTGCGCGTAGCCGTCGGATTCGCGGCAGATCATGGTTTCGTCGCCTCCTTCGCCGCCGGCTGCTTCCACCAGAGATTGGCATGTGCAGACTTCTGCCTGCTCGCCTTCCGCTTCTGGTAGCGCTGCGGTCGGACCGGGTAGACGCCCTCGAATACGTAGCCGCAGGCTCGACATACCCGGCGTGCTTCGCGCTCGGCTTCGTGCCGGTGCGGGGACTGGAGCGTGATGACCAGCGTGTGCTTGTCGCCTGCCGTGTCCCGATACCAGGCAAGGCCGTACCATTTCGGTACCATATCCAGATCACCTCGCGTTGTTGTTGTAGCAGGGGCGGAATGCCGGCCCGCCTTGTCGTGCCAGTTGCCGGCGCTCCCGGCGGCTCAGGATCGCGCCGTAGTCACGGCGGATCGCCTCGGACACAGCGGATACGCCGAGCGTGCCAGGGCGGTACGGCGGTTTGGTGCGTTTCGATTGGGTGCTACCGATTCGCTTGATCATCGGTTGTTCACCTCCCCGCAAAAGTTGCCCCTGATCTCGTCGAGATCAGCCTCTGTGATCTCCGGCGTGCAGACCGGGTCGGTCAGGATTTCGTAAATTTCCTCCGCCTCAGCCAGCGCCAGAGCCAACCGGACGTGCTGGTCGGAGCGGGCGTGGAGGAGCTCCTGTTTGGCGATGCGCAGCTTGGCGATGGCTTCCTCCAGCTTGATAGTTGCCCGCATGAGATGGTCGCGTTTGGTCATTGGATTGGTGCCTCCTTTCAAACAGGATTTGTGCCCCTTATGTCGAATATTGGAAGTTGTCCAGACTTGCCAATTTCGAGGAAGGGAGGGAAAAGCATTGAATATAACGAGTGAAGTACCATGCCCTAGGTGCGGGCAAAATACATTCTTCAGGGAATCCGTTCCACACGCTCTCGTGCCGTTAAGAAAAACTGAAAACGGAGAACCTCAATTGTATTTCACTGAGGTTTTTCCTGTACGCCCTTGGTGGTGCAAAACCTGTTCTTTTATTGAGTTGCGTTATGAATCTCCGATTGAATTGGATTAATAGCCTGGATGCGACCGTTTAATGTTATTGCTTTTTGTGCCGTCGCTATCCTAGCGGCGGTTTCTTTTTTGGAGCATTTCTCGCAGTAGACCGACGCGCTGGCGAAGTCGTCGCCTTTGTTGAGGATGTGAGTGATAATTTCAGGCTCGACGGTATGCTCGACGCCGCATCCCGGACATTTCGTGTAGATTTCGTCGTCGTAAATCGGAATTGTAATAGTGATTCCTCCGAAAAGTTTGGTTTTGATGTAGAGCATGTAAGTAAATCCTCCTTTCACGCAATCCTCTTCAGCTTCATCCGCTCGTAGTACTGCGCCAACATCTGTTTTCGCTGCTCGTACTCCGGCACCGCCACGATCAGACCGATATCCACCCGTTGAAGCGTCTCGATCGCGTGGATCTGCTCAGCGGTCAGATACGGCCGGATGACTTCGCCCTTCGGCAACCCGTGCTTTTCGCGGAACGCTTTGGCGTCCATGCCGAGCACGATGCGGTAAATCATGTTGATCTCGTTTGAAAAGTGGTAATGCTTCGGCTCGTCGTGCGCCGCCATGATCGCGTCCGTGAAGGCCGGAAACTCCATCTTCGCCGCCTGAAGCGAGCGGATGAACGTCTCCATCTCGTTGAAGCGCCGGATGTAGGCTTCTTTGAATTGGCGGGCGCGCTTCCCTTTGATCTCCATCGCCACCATCGCGAAACCGTCTTTGGTCATGAGGATTTCACGGTTTCTCTTCCCACTCGAATCTTTGTAATAGGACTCCTCAAAGTTGAGGCGTCGGAACTCTTCACTCACTCCACTTGTGGATTCAGTGATTTCATCGATGAGGCGCAGAATGTGCCCGTGTTGTCGTTCAAACTCCTCAGCCACCTGCCGGCTGCTGCAGAAGGCTTGTCCATTCCGCTCATACAGGCGATACTCCGGGTTGAGAATGAGCTTGCTCATGCGGTGGTCACCTCCTTCCGCTCAGCTGATTCTTGCGATTGGATCTCCTTCAGCACAAGCTTCGCCCATACATCGATCAGTCGCTCGGGCTCCGGGTGCGGAACGGTTTTGACGGTTACGCGGATTGTGGGGATCATCGGCCCAGCGGTCATTTGAACCCTCCTCTACGCAGTGTTTTGGTAGTTATCTTTCCGGGCAAAGAGGTATTCGATGGAGCAATGCGGGAAAAACTTCTGCTGAATCTTGAATGCCTCGGTGAGGGTGAAGTCATAGCGACCTTTCATCTTGTCGATCACGGTCGCATACCTGACACTCAAGTAATCAGCCAAATCTCGCTTGCTGACTTCACTGCGGGCCATTTCGGCTTCTAAATTCGGATACATGCGCCCCCTCCCCTCATCAGTATTTGAACGAATTTTCGTTCGTGTGTTTATACTATAAACGATAGTTCGGTCATTTTCAACCGTAATTTTGAGTTTTTGAACGAACTTTTGTTTATATTGCGGTTTACAATGGGCTCCAAATTGTGTAAGATAGGTACTGTGTACGGAAATTCGTATATTCTATTGGTTTTGTTGAGGAGTGGAATTTAGAAATGAGCGTAACGAGGAGGATGGCTGAAATTCTGGCAGAGATGATTGATAAACAGGGGAGCAGACGAGCTTTTGCCGAGAAAATCGGTATACCGCCAACAACACTACAATCCATGCTTACAAGAGATTTGGGACGTGCTTCGGTAACAAACGTTATTCAGGTCTGCAAAGCTCTCGGGATTACGGTAGAAGAATTGGAGGCGATGGCATCCGGAGAGAACGATATCCAAACCATCGCCGCGCACCATGACGGGGAGGACTGGACGGAGGAGGAGTTGGAGGAGATCGAGCGTTTCAAAGAGTTTGTTCGTATGAAGCGCCAGCAGAAGAAGCAGGAGTGATGCTATGCTTTATGACATTCTCGCTTTTGAAGCAGAGCGGCATGGGATCAATGTTTATGAAAAGCCGCTAAGGATGATGATCAAGGGGCTGTATGCGGACGGTATCGTTTGGATCAACAGCCGGATCCCGACGACGAAGGAGAAGGCGTGTATCCTCGCCGAGGAGCTCGGCCATTACCATACTAGCGTCGGTGACATCCTGGACCAGCGCAATATCCGCAACCGGAAGCAAGAGCGAGCAGCCCGGCAGTGGGCATATGAACGGATGGTTCCGCTGGAGAAGATCATTGAGGCGCACCACGCCCGCGTGGACAGCCGGCACGAGCTGGCGGAGTTCCTGGGTGTGACAGAACAGTTCCTACATGACGCCATCGAGCGATATCGAGAAAAGTATGGTCTGCGCGTCAAATATGATGGCTATTTAATCTATTTCGATCCTTTGGGTGTCGTGGAGTGGTTTGAGTAGGAGAGGTGGCTATGGCAAACAAGATCATTCGCGCCGTCGCATACCCCCGTTACAGCTCCGATAACCAGCGAGAAGAGTCGATTACGGCGCAGATGCGGGCCATTGAGGAGTATTGCCGCAACAAAGGCTATGTCCTCGTCAACGCATATCCCGACGAAGAGAAGACGGCCACAACCGACCGGCGCCCGAATTTTCAACGCATGATTGCTGACGCCCAGAAGCGTCTGTTTGACGTGGTCGTTGTGCATAAGCTGGACCGTTTCGCTCGCAACCGCTATGACTCTGCCCACTACAAGCGGATTCTCAAGAAGTGCGGCGTTCGGGTGGAGTCCGTGCTGGAGCAGTTGGACGGGTCGCCAGAGGCCGTCATCCTGGAATCGATGCTGGAAGGCATGGCTGAATACTATTCGCTCAACCTGGCTCGAGAAGTCCGCAAAGGTATGCGCGAAACAGCGGAGCAGGGCAAACACACTGGCGGCCGGCCGCCTTATGGACTGAAGGTTAATCCAAAAACGAGAAGATATGAAATCGACGAATCGCGAGCCGGGGCCGTCCGGATCTATTTTGATGGGATCGATGCCGACAAGACGCTGGATGAAATCGCGGAGGAGATCAACGCCGCCGGGTACAGAACGCAAAGCGGGCAGAAGTTCACGCGAAACAGCTTCCATGGGTGGGGAACGAACATCAAGTACCGTGGCGATTATGTATTCGATGTGCTGGCGTCGAAGGATGAAGACGGGAAGCGCAGCTCAACAAGGAAAAAGCCGGTGGAACAGCAAATAATTATCCCGGGTATCATTCCGGCGATCATATCCCGTGAACAATTCGAGCGGGTGTCGAAGAAGCTGGAGATGAGGAGGGCAAAACCGGGCAGGATGAAGGCGAAAATCAATTATTTACTGACCGGCAAAGTCTACTGCGGCCAGTGCGGGGCTCTTTACGCGGGGAACTCATACACCAATCCGAAGAGCAGCCAGCGAACCGTGCTCACCTATTACAAGTGTCAAGGTAAATGCGGCAACACCAGCGTCCGGAAAGGTGATCTCGAGAACATTGTGATTGAGAAGCTCGCACAAACCTGTTTCTCCGATGCCGGTGTGAAGGAGATTGTCGCGCGCGTCCAGCAGCTTTACCAGGAAGAGAAGAGACAGGCCTCATCTGAAATCGAGCCACTCAAGGCCGAGATTAAAGAGTTGACTACGAAAATCAACAACTGGATCGACGCTTTGGGGAAAGGCGTTCGCGGACTGGAGGAGCGAATCGTCGAAGCTCAAAATCAACTTGAAGCGAGAGAATACGCTCTTCAGCGGGCCGAGGTAATGCGAAAGGTGAATCGGCTCGACGAATCGAAAATCGTCGAAATCCTTAACGCAAAGAAGGACTCCCTCCTGTCCGCCGATGACGACGAGAAGAAGGCAGTCCTTCAGGAATATGTTGGCCGTGTTGTGATTCAACCGTCGAAGGACATCAACCATTTCGACGTCGAAATCACATACAGGGTTTTTAATGGTGGAGGCGAGGGGATTCGAACCCCTGTCCGAAGAT